AAATAACACCTCGTTGAATGAATTAATAACTCCTTCTGTACTATTTAGAATATTTAAGAAGCTATTAATTTTTACTCTTTTAGCTGCAAGAGATGAAATCATGTCTAGACACTTTTGTCTTTCTGCATTCAATGCTTCAAATTCTTTTATAAGCACGTCATATCTTGCATTTGACTCTTCAATATTCTCTTCAGTTTTAGAACACTTAAGTAAGAAATCTTTAATGACAATGGTCTTTTCTTCCAAAGCTTTATCTAATTCATTTTTCCTTTCTTGGAATTTTGAATCATCGCAAATTACATCAATACATAGTTTATAGTTTTCGATAATTTCATCTTTCCTAGAAAACATTTCATTGAATGCTCTTACAAACGCCTCTTCAATCGCTTTTTCTTTTATTGATGTAGTTCCACAAGCGTCAGGATTGCTAAACTTTTTATTACATTGCCATACTATTGTTCTGTTAGGCTGATTGGAATGCCATACTTTCCTACCAAAATAACCGCCGCAGTCACCACATAATATTCGACCAGAAAAACAGGATACATTAGTCATAAGACCTGCAGACTTTCTTCTAGCCATTTCCTCTTTAACCATTTCGAATATCTCGTCTGTGATTATTGCTGGATGGTTATTTTCAATATAGTACTGAGGCAGCTCACCCTCGTTCTTTTTTCTTTTCTTTGTCAATACATCTGTTGAGAAAGTCTTTTGAAGGATACTGTCACCGATATATTTTTCATTTGTAAGAATGCTGTCAATTACGCCCTGATACCAAACCTTCTTACGCTGCGGAGTAGGAATGTTATCAGCAGTCAATCTTTTTGCAATATATGAAGGTGTATAGCCAAGAAGGTACTCTTCGTAAATTCTTTTAACTACTTTTGCCTGTTCTTCATTAATATGAAGCTTGCCATCCTGCCCCATGTCATATCCCAAGAAATTGGAATATGCAAAGCTTACCTTACCATCTGCAAATCTTTTGCGTTGCCCCCAAGTGGTATTTTGTGAAATCGATACAGATTCGCTTTCTGCCAAACTTGATAAAATTGTAAGAAGTAGCTCACCTTTTGTATCTAAGGTATAGATATTTTCCTTTTCAAAGTAAACCTCTACTCCCTTCTCTCTTAATTTTCGAACATTAACCAGTGAATCAACGGTGTTTCTTGCAAAACGTGAAACTGACTTTGTAAGAATTAAATCGATTTTGCCATTCATGGCATCATCTATCATTCTTTTAAATCCTTCACGTTTTTTAGTACTTGTTCCAGTTATACCAGCATCTGAATAAATGCCCACAAATACCCACTCAGGATTTGCTTGAATATAGTTCGTATAATAATTGACTTGAGCCTCATAAGAGTTGGTCTGCTCATCCTTTTCTGTTGAAACACGAGCATATGCTGCGACTCTTTTTCTTTTAATTACACCTGCTTGATCGATAATTATTCCTTGAGGCCTTGCAGGTATTACCTTAACTACTTTATTTGCCATATTGATTTAAACCCCTTTGTCTAGCTTTTTCTTTCATATCATCTGTCCATGAATCTTTTCTAGATGGATTACTCCATTTAGAATTTTTAGTACTTCCATCATAAAAATGAGTCATTATATGGTCATCAAAGCATTCAATGTAATCTACCTGTTCTACAAATAATTTCTCATCGAAATCTTTGTAGCCTAGTTGATGTGCCAAAATAGCAAGAAGTACATCTTCTCTAATATCTTTTGATTTAGGGCACATGCTTTTCCCTTTTCTATTTGAGGTAGCACATGACCATTTACTAATGCCGTTAATCTTTTTACGATGGTAGTTGGCGTGACAATATGGGCATTTGATTTTCGATGTCAGGCACGATTCTTTACCTTGCCCATGATAAAATCTAGCTCTGCGTATTGCAATTTCATTTTTCACATCGCTCATGGCTTGTCTATCAATAATGGCTTCGTGGTCATCTTCAATAAAATATTGAGGAAGTTCACCATTATTAATCACTTTTCTTTTATTGATATGATCTTCAACAAAGCTTTTCTGCAAAAGTAAATCACCATAGTACTTTTCATTCATCAAAACATTTCTAATAGTAGTTGGTGCCCATTTCGTAATCCCTGCAGCAGTCACGCCTTCTGAGTTTAATATTTTTGAAATAGCGTTAGCTCCTTTGCCAGAAAGATATAAATCAAATATTCTTTTTACAAGCGGTGCTTCTTCAGGAACCATTACAACATTTCCATCATCCCAACGATAGCCTAGTATTTTAAATGATGAGGCTCTCCCTTGTTCATATCCATGCCTTATTCGCCATTTGACCGCATCGCTACAGTCTTTAGATTCAGCCTGTGCAATACCTGCCATAAGCGTAAGCATAAGTTGTCCATCACTGCTCATTGAATCCATCTTCTGGTCTTCAAAATAAACATTGATTCCTAACTCTTTTAACTCCCTAGTAATAGAAAGCAATGTGACAGTATTTCTAGCAAATCTTGATATCGATTTTGTAATGATCATATCTACATTGCCATTTCTACACTCGGTTAATAACGCTTGAAACTGTTCTCTTGCTTCCTTTGTACCTGTCTTACCTTCATCAGCATAAATGCCGGCAAACTTCCATCCAGGATTCTTCATTATGAATTTCCTGTAATAGTCAATTTGAGCCTTAAGTGAATGAACCATTGTATCCTTTTCACAGGAAACACGAGCATAAACTGCAACTCTTTTAATCGTATCATTTGCTCTTAATTCTGGCGTCATATCCTTTACTATTTTTTTCATTATTGACCTCCTCCTGTCATTACATATATCGCTCTAAAAAACTTTTATATCAAGCGATTTGACGTATAAGTTTGATACAAATAATGGTTTATATTTTTCTTGCAAATACTGTGTAATTTTAGCTAATTCCTCATCAGAAATTACTCCATTTCTATGAAGTAGAAGAAACGGGCTAATAGATAAATCATAAGCAAGTTCTTTATTCATAAATTCCTTAGTCATTTTTAGAACCACGCTTTTTATTCCAATATTCATATCTGCACCTGTCATTACAGTATTTCTTTTCTTTACGATGAGGAATCATTTCTAATTTGTTGCCGCAGTTAAGGCACAATAATGTTTTTTCTAATTCATTGCATATGAATCGAATAGAACCTATAGAGACGCCTGGTACTTCTTTAGCAATCTTTTTATATCCGTTGCCTTCTTTTCTTAAGTTAATAATTTTTGTTTTTTCTTCATTGGTCATATGTATAAAACCTCCTTTTCGATGTATGGAGATTTGCTACACGTTTTGACCAGTATCGTTTGTGCAAAAAATAATGAAAATTAAAAAAGCCCACCAGGAACATAATCCCAGTAGGCTTGAGGTCTACCATATTTAACGCGGCCTAAGGCACTCTTTCTTTCCGCTAGCAACGATGACTTATGCCATGACGGAAGTTCTAGAACCTTCACTATTATATTATCATCGAATACTATAAATTCCCACTAAAATCAACTAAAAATTTAGCTTTTTCATAATAGTCTCAACATTGTCTAATTCGTGTTTCAATTCTTTTTTATCTGCTTTATCAACCTTAGAAATCAAATCAATTAGATCACTCTTCTCAACAATTAAAATCCCTTTTAGAGTTCTTAGTTCATCATCAGTAAAAATCAAGTATTACACCTTCAATCTGAATTATTATTATTGTTGCAACTTATCAATTCAAGTTGATTTTACCACAGAATTTTTAGCTGTCAAATCAGCCTTAAAGACCACAGATCTATTTTTTAGAAAAAGTATTATAAAACCAAATTTCAATTCAAAAACGCAAGAAAAAAAGACATATTTTTGAGAAAAAACTCATTCAGATGACTATGTAAACATTTTCACAAAATTAATTATTTTTGAAAAATACATTTAGCGATGAAGATAAAACAATTCAAACTATGTATAATAAACTTTCACAAAGAGATAAGCATATCATAAGAAGTCTCCTTTCAATTCTCAACGATGCACAATAATTAATAAAATTGCATTCTTGGTATATAAAAATTGAGTGGAATGATATCCATGAAAAACAATGCATCCTTGCAACCTTAAACAAAAGAAACTATTATTTAAGCCAATTTTTAATTTCAAGGATGCAATCTTTAATTTTAACAAGAATGTAAAATACTAAAATTAAGTGCATCCTTGCTAGGAAATTCTCATAATTTTGGGAATTTCTTTCTCATCCTACAAAAAAAGGCCTACAGATTTTTCTATAGGCAAAAGCATTATATAAAAAGAGTTCCTTTTAAGTTGGTAAGAAACCATAACCAACAGCCTACTTGCTGCAAAGCGCATCCACCATTTTAACCTGGCCTTGGACACAACACTCTCCAGGGACACCGATAACTTATGTCAAACGGGCATTCATGACTACCAATTATATTATAGTGAAATTCCTTTTATTTTACCTTAATTTTAATAAAATTCTTCAAAACAAAAAAAGACCTACAGGATATCATTCCCATAGGTCAAATTAACTAAATATTAACAAAGCATCTTTTTCCACACTCTTTGCAAGTATAGACTTTATTCTTTTCTTTTACGAATTCCATCCTCATGCAGTATGGACAGAAAGCTTGGCATTTGGAATTTCATGAACAGATGCCTCTAACGAATCATAGCATCTTAGTATTTGCTCCACCTCTTCTTTACTACGTACTCTTTTAAATCCAAAATTTGTTTTAATAAATCGTTTATAAACTACATAATTTTCTTATTCTACATATATTTCTTCTTTTACATACAGTTCATTATTACAACAAATATATTTCAAGTCATCATCATCTTTAATGCTAAAGAATGGAACCCTATTCTTGTTGTAATAATCGAATACACTATCATAAATCACATATTCATTATTTGGATACATCTTTAAAAAATCATCAATGTCATCCTGACGGATAATATAACCAAGTAGTTGTCCTATTCGATTATTATCAACTCTTATATTTTTATCAACATACACGGAGTCATGAAAGGTGAAACTATTAGGTATAGTTTTAACCAAAAATGTTTCATCTGTTTCACTTTTATTGTCACTTGATTCATTACTATTGTTTTCATAATTAGAATTCTGATTAAAATAGTCTTTAGAAGATATACCAAGTTTCATAAGAATTTCGAGAAATTCATTATCCGATTTTAACGTATCGACATCAAAATTATGAGTTAATTCTTCTTCTTTTGGAGGATTTGATACCTTAGCAACATAAGGAATAGCAAAAGTCTTATTATAAGATTTCAATATTTCTTTCATAGTGTTGATTGGACATGGTAAATCGTCTTGTAGTTTTTTTATTTCATAAGTGGTTTTTAGCATATTGGTACCACCAGTTAAGACGCAAAACCAATCGGAAGACTCTTTCCAAGCATAAACTTCTATGCCTTTCGCAGCTTCTCCATATTGATAATACTCTTTATATTTTTCAATTATTTCAGGATTTTTCAATGTATTACCCTCCATATTATTTCCACAAGAAGAAATTGATAATAATCCTATAATTAAGAATAGACATTTTTTTATTACTCTCATACTTATTCTCCTCATTAAATCATATTACTCACATTAACTTGATAAAAACCTACAAATTCAGAATACGATGGAAAGCCAGTTGTTCTATCACAGGATTCAGGATCATAAATAAGATTACCTTTTCGATCAAGATCTGTAACAGCTGTTCCACCTGGCTTATGCGACCATGTTCCATCATAATTTTGCCTATACCAATGATAATCTCGATTTGGAGCTATTACTAAAGCTACCTTATAATATCCTATGTCACAAGCATCATATTTACCAATGGGTTTAAATGAAAAATTGTAGTTTTGTCCATCAAGTAGCACATATTCATATAGTTTTGAGCCTGTTAAATAGTTTGAATCATACGGATTATAGCTTGAATCACTTGCTCCTGGTTGCATAAAACCATGAAGTTTTGTATTTAGAGCATATGCATAGCAATTGTAGTTACTCATACTATTATTATTCCATTCGCTTGGTTTATATTCCAACTCAGAACCATTTAGAGGCATATAATTTTCTGATTGCATCCATACATTCATATTGCCGATACATATCCTACCACGGTTAGAATCTAGAGTTGACGTACCATTATAATGACAAAAAAATCTAAAAACATAAACAGGATGGTCAAAATCAATTGTGTATGTTGTAGGATTGCTTCTATTAGTTGGTAAGGCTGTTTCTTTTGATAGCAAATCAAATTTATTAGACCACCCTTCACCATTTTTAATTTGCAATACAGCCGATCCATTTGAACTGGATAACCATTCATTAGAAACCGAACGCCAATAAGCTAAATCTACTTCAATACGTGTAACAGGCGAATTAAATGAATATTCAATCATTGCTTCGTTTTTAGGAATTCCCTTGCGAATAGATGACATAACAATATACTCGTTGTGAATATATCCGGTCCTATATCTTCTTGTTCTAAAATCCAAGCCATTATCAAGGCTGTGGCTTACAAAAGTGTTTTCAGTATATGAATCAACAGGATAAGCATCAGCATAGTTATAATCTGTAGGTTTAATTTGATAAACCTTATCTCCAGTTACAAAACTATTGAAAAAAGCAAACATAAAACTATCAATTCTAATGCCACCAGTATAAGAATTTCCTACAGAATAAGTATGAATTCCGCAAACGTATGTATTGCCATTTATTGTCACTCTATATGGTGAACCACTTTGTCCACCTTCCGTATCTAAATTTGTTCTATAGTACCAGCCATTATCTTCAAATTTAGTCATAATTCCTGTAGAACTATACATAAAACCATTTTTGCTACCTGGATATCCAAATGTTGTAATTTCATAATTTTTTTCGTAAAAATTGCTTATTTTACCAAACCAACCAGTTTGATTACCTATAGGATTAGATAATTTACAACATCCCCAATCTTTTTGTTGATTTAAATAATATTCTTTTTCAATATATGAACGTTCAATTTTGACTCCACCATATGGATCTACATTTCCATTTCGAGCTGGATAATAATAAATTTCATCAGCGAAACGTGGATTATTTATATGGTCTTCGTAATCGCCACTATTTGTTACATCACCATATAAGCAATGACCGGCAGTAACCAACAAATCGGGCCCTTCTAAAAATCCTGTTCCAATGAAATACATATTATCCTGATTCCCAGTGACATTATTTTGAACAACATATTTTATAACTAATTGTCCAGCCGCTTTATAAGGCCATGAATTAGGGTTAGAAATCAATTGTCTATCATCAGAACCTATTATTGATTTCATTGAATAATTACATTTTTCAGTTCCAACAATATTGTCTGAAGTAACAGAAGATGATTCATCAGTGTTTATTATTTTTGTTTGATTATTTGAATGAACATTTTTACTTATAGACTTTTTTGAATTGCTAGCATTATTTGAATCAAATGCAAATTGCCTATATGAATAATGATTTTGATCAAAATTTATAAATTGTAAAGTGTTGTTAGTATAATTTTTAGTTGCGATATTCCATTCTTGTTCATTACTTTCAATTATACTTTTTGAATAATTACTACTTTCATTATTTATAATTGTATCAACTTCCAATGCTTCTTGCCCATCTATATAATAACTTTGATTTATTTTTTCTAGTCTAGGAGCATCATTTGAATAAATAGTATTGTGAGATTCTGAACTAACACTTAAGTGTGCAAAAAGTAAAACAGTTAAACTTAATAAAGCAAAAATTCTTCCTTTCATTTTTTCCTCCACATAATTAAAAAACATAGTTGTTATAGCATTAAATCAATAGATAATTTGAGCATAATTAAAGTTGCCTTAATTATTTTCAAATAATATGTATTTTTCATTCTTTCCATATATGCGCCCCCAATACGTTGAATCAACTTGAAAATGTTAAAGTTCATTTAATTTTTTTAGAGTTTAGACAACACTTCTTTCGATAATATTTTAACACAAATACACCTAAAAAACAAATTTATCTCCAATGCATGCAAATAAATGTATAAAAATGAATATATTTAATTGAAAAGTCAGAATTCTTTTTGCTTATTTATTCTTTAAAATGTTAATAGTAGATTCAATTTGAGTAGTGATCCACGTTTCTAAATCGCCATAATTTTTAGTTATGTAATCTTTAATTTCGTCACTCATTTGAGCAAGTGCATCATCTTTTGCTTTGATAAGTGCTACTTTTTGGCTTTCTTTATCAAATGCGCCATTCTTCTTCAGTGTTTCTACATAAGTTTGAAATACGCTTCTTACTGCATTCATTACGATGTCAGTTGCAACAGTCAATTGTTGTTTTGCGTTTTCGTCTTTAATCTTTGCGTTAAGCCAAGCGATAAGCCTTGCTCCTGCATAAGAAATTAGTGGCAAAATTACCGCAGTTACCACTACAGATATAATGTTTAAAATGATTTCGTTCATAAGTTTAATCCTCCTTTATTTATGAGCTTGTTTGTTTATGTATTTTTCAATTTGATTTATTGCAGTTGTTACAGGTCCATCGCATCCTTGTTCTTTTAAGCCTTTTAAGCAAGCAAGGACACCATAGGTTAAAAGGGTTTGTTCTTCCTTTATCGCCTTGATGTCCTTGTCCTGTTTTTCTTGTTTTAAGTACCATCTATAAACTGCAAATATCACGCCGAATATAACACCAAGTGCAGTAATCACTGATGCGATAGTTATAATTATTTGTCCTACTTCCATAATTTCCTCCTAATCTATCCAGTTTGGCTTTTCAGGTATAATCCTTGTTTCTGGAGCATTAAGCCAAGCCTCATACCATTTGTTTAGTTCTTCCTTTTGCTCATTGGATAAATGATTCCACCATAATTGCGATCGGTTATCCACGAAATTGAAGCACTCGATTTGTCTTCTTTCTCTTATGACCTTGTCTTCAAGAATATCAACCATAATAAATTCATCGTTTACTAATCGCCAGTTCATTCCTATGGTGCATGTCATGAGCTTTTCATATAATTCATCATTAACATCACGCTCAATTGATGCATCGCTAATATACGGACTTTCAAGGAATCCTTGTTCATTAATTTTTACTTTTTTCATTAGTTCCTCCTATACAGCAATCACTATCACTGAATATGTTTTTGAGCCTCCAGTGGTATTATGGATAGTGATTTTCTTTTTGTCGATTGAAAACCACTGGTTGTTCGAGCCTGTGCTTGGCGTGTCCTTTTCAGTAAGAGATGCGCCAATAATCTCGTTGATGTCATAAACGGTAAGGTCGATTGTAGAATAACTCGATTTAGCAACAGTATAGTTAAAAACAATTATTTGAGGACAGGTCGCATTACTTCCTTCGTATGACGAACCAAGAGGGCTATGAAGCCAGCAGATCCTGTTCATAGAGCCATAAGGGATTTTTCCTGTTATTTCCGCATCCTCGCTGTCGCTTGATCTATAGGTGCAATATCCCTCTGGTTTGAACTCCACCCAGAAGTTTTCGCCATAAGCGTTGTTTTTTAAACCCATGATGCAATCGTCGATTCTTTGTGTCCTAGAAAATATCGCATATGTAGGCATTCTCGGATCGGTTGAGAGATCGCCTATCCAGAAGGTGGCGTTCCAATTGCCCGTGTATTTAAGGCCGCTTTCCGTGATCGTGAGACCGCCTATCTCGCCTTCTGTTGATGTTATCTTTCCGTTGACTTCAAGGCCTGCAGAGTTTACCTTCATAACGGTTTTACTGTTTGAATAAAGTTCAAAACCAGTTGACTTGAGCTTATAACCGAATGATGAGGAAACTCCTCCCTCTGAATCTGCCTTCTTTGAAACAACCGCACTGATGGAATCCGCTGTCTGCTCCAAATCAGAGATGTCGCTGGCATTTGAGGCAACCTTTAATGCGAGCTTATTGGATGTGACTGTAAGAGAGGAAATATCCTTCTCGTTACTATTTGCCTTAAGCTCTATCGCATCGGCTCTCTGAGCAAGTGTGGTAACGTCGCTGTCAAGACTCGAAATATCATCCTCTGCAGTATCTACTCGCTTGCCTATTGAAGACACCGTGCTCGTAATGCCGTTGATATTGGCTTCTATCTTCGACTCCCTCTTGTCGATTTCGCTTACCTTCCCATCAAAATCATCATTGGTAACATAAGCTTTTAGAACTACTTCACCAGTGTCAACGTTCCAATAAGAGCTACCATCTTTTGAAGAAATGATGCCTGCTTTGATAATGTTTGCCACTAGTGTTCCTGAAGTAATGAAATCCGCTACGATTTGTCCATCGGATGTAATGGCAGTCTCGTAAGGGCCGTTGTACCCGTTTTTGGAATAGCCTAACCCATTGACATTCCATCTCCATACCTTAAGAGCATCATTGATATTAGGCTTATCCATGATAAGTAACTCGTAAGGCTTACCGTCCTTTGCGGCTGAGTGCAAAATGACATATCCACCAGAATTACCTGTTATTAGCTTTGTGGCTGTGTTTATCGCATAATTTAAAAGAGATGGAAATCTATCCACCTCTGTTTTCGTTGATTCGATTTTGCTTTCGATGCTTTGCACTTGTTTAACAAAGTTAGATCTTGCACTGCCAAGCGTTATGCTCGTGTATTTTTCAAGCAACGTATTGTATGTTGTCTTTATTACTTTTGTTTTGACTGATACTCCAATCTCTGTATGCTTAACCGTAACAGTATCGCAAAGAGAGACTCGCTCTAAAAGCGCTGAGTATTCAGGTTGTTTCCATAACGGCTCAAAGCTAATTGTAATCGTTGGATTTTCCACACCGAGTGGATTATCGCCTATATACTTTAAAGTTTTCTCTCTTAGCTTTTCTTCAGTTATTTCTTCGTCGTTATCAAAGGAATCGGTCATATCTTTTATAAGGGTTTTCCTCTTAGTCAATGTACTTGTTATTGGTAAAATCTGTTCACTAAGCGTACAAACTACATCATTTCCATCGCTACTAGAAATAACTGCATAAGGCAGAATATCTGTATAGACTTCAGAGATATCGCTATCGTGGTCAAGTTTTGTTAGATTCTTACCATACTCAATCACGACGCCTTTATTACTTCCTCTACCTTTATGATGAATTATCGAGAAATTATCCCATTCAAACTCACCGCCCCATTTATTTAAAAGACTACCTTGTGTTCCGCCAAGACAAGCTCTCACGCTTTGTGGTTTCTTAACTTCAAAGTCTTTTGCAACGTCATAATCAGTTTTAAAGGTAAAGTTATGAGGAAGGACCGTGTTCTTAAGCAGAGTATCAATAGCCATTTGAGGTGCGACATTTATAAGCGAGAAAGGAATGACTCCTATATTGATTAAGTCATAAGAAATATGCTCAGCATAAATGGTAATTATCCCATTAAGCGGTATGGTAATTCTGTATGTTCTAAACGCCTGTGGATCGGATAGATCATTAGGCTTGGCCTTTATGATGCGTTCTTTTTTTATTTCGCTATACAAAGCACCATTAAGCGGATACTTCAAAGTCAGCTCGTAAGCGCCGTTTCGCTCTTCCGTCACCAAGCATGAGATAGTATCGGCAAGTACACCTATTCCATAGGTTGAAAAATCAGTTGCGTCTTCTTTATATAAAATCGGAATCATAAGCTCACCCACCTTGGTATAATTTCAATACTTGTTATTCCACCGCTAAACTCGATATGATTTTCACCATACTCAAAAGTAGGAAATCCATCACCAGTTACTTTGTCGTTTTTAAGCGTTGTATCGTGATAATAGTTCATAAGTTCAGAATCGCATTCTGTATAGCCGTTTAGCGTCTCAAAATGCCATATTTTGTTATTTATAGTTAGTGTTCCTGCCCCTTTGCCATTTACCTTGATATAAGGCTTAGCAGTAAAACTAAACTCGTTTGTAAGAATTACCGCACTTGAATATGTTTGCTTCACAAGTCCTGAAATCAAATACCTAAGTGGCTTGCATGAAAAGGAAATCGTGAACACTCCTATCTTCATGCATTCGTCAGAAATATCTAGCTTGCTGTTGAACAGAGCCTTTCTCAAGAATTTCGTATCGTAGCTGTCAGTCAAATCGTGATACTTGCCTGATTCCTTATAGAGCCAGTTCTTCACCTTGGTGATTTTGTCCGCCAACTCTTCGATGGACTTCGCAGGCAAAAAGCAATTGTAAGAAATGCTTATGTTGCCGAATCTTCCGTTTGGGCTTATTAGATCTCCGTCTCGTCCAGGAATAGAGGTCAAAGATAGATCGTATTTCGGTGCAGAATATACACTTTTGGATTGTATTCGTATTCCCATACTCTCGCTAGAAATACCATTAAAAATAAAATAACTCATGCGAACACCGCTCCTTTCCTTTTTGCAAAATTGCCTGCTGTTTCCATTATTTCTTCAGTCAGACTTGTTATATCTTCATTCGAATAGTTGTTAAAATTGCCGATGCTAAGCTGCAGTACCAACCCACCTTGATTTGCTTGCGTACCACTATTTATAGAATTAATGGCGCTTGAAACGTTGAAATCGGTAGGCACCTCGCCCATATCGGCTGATAAGCCATCGAACACATTATTTAGATTATTCACCATGCCATTAGCAGAACTTAATACTTCGCTTGCCGTTTCATCGATACCATTTGCTAATCCTTCCATCATCATATCGCCGATCCAAGCCATCTTCTTTGATGGTGAATGAATGCCGAAGAAGCTTTTAATTCCGCTCCATAAATCTCCTGCCCAGTTGCTAACCTTGTCCCAGATCCATCCAGCTAAGCTTTGTATGCCTTCCCATAAACCACGGACTAGGTTTTTGCCTATGTCAGCCATTTGTGAAAAGCCGCTACTAAATCCGTTAATGATAGCTGAAAGAATCTGTGGCACAGCTTTTACTATTTCCATGATAATAAGCGGAAGGTTCGTAATGAGCGACGTAAACAGATCGATTCCTGTTTGTATGATCAAAGGGATGTTGTCAATAAGCGCTCCGACGATTGACGTTATGATTTTAGGAATTGCCATCAATATCATCTGGATTATTTCAGGCAATGCTTGGATGAGCGTTACAAATAGGTTAATGCCTGCATCAATTATGAGAGGCAAGTTTTCGACAATGGCATTGATAATTCCATCAATTATGAGAGGAATTGCCTCTATTATCGCCTCGATTATCTCTGGCAAAGCACCTATCAAGCTAGTAAAGAGCTTAATGCCTACTTCTATGATTTGAGGGATTGCGCCAAGTATGAAATTAATAATCGCCAAGATAACCTTAGGCAATGCATCAATTATGATTGGTAAAGCCTCAAGTATTCCTTTCACCAAGCCTTCTACAATTTGAAGAACCGTATCAAGGAGCATAGGAAGATTGGCTATTAATGTTTCGCATACCTCTATCACAGCTTGAACAATAGTTGGTATTAGTTTTGGCATTGATTTTGCTATACCTGAAGCTAAACTTATTACGATTTTTGTCGCCACATTTATGATAAGTGGTAAGTTCTTTATAAGTGTATTTACTATGGTAAGCAACGCATCCATCACCGCAGGAACAAGGCTAGGCAGTAAATTAAGCAATGTTTCTAGGACTTCCGAGAACAAGTTAGTAACCATTGTAAGAAATGTAGGTAGCAAATCACCGACTGCCTCAATCAGGGCATCTACTGCTGTTGGCAAAGCCGATATTATATTTCCAATGATTGGCGTAATATTTTTTACTACTGCCTTAAAGCCATCAACAACGTTATCACATAAGCCTTTGATATCCGCTTCAGAATTACCAAATCCTGTTATAAGATTTTGCAATGCCGATTTAAGTGAATTAATCGAACCAGTTATTGTATACTCTGCTTCTTTTGCCGTAGTACCAGTAATACCCATTTGCGTTTGGATGATATGGATTGCGTCGACTATGTCGGCATAGGAATCAATACTAAATTCAATACCCGCTATTTCCGATGCATCTGCAAGCAAACGCTCCATTTCAGTTTTAGTACCACCATACCCAAGTTTAAGGTTGTCAAGCATCGTGTAATTTTGTTTAGCAAACCCTTGATAAGCGCTGTGGATCATAGACATATCAGTACCCATTTTATTGGCATTATCAGCCATATCTATAATTGCCTGGTTAGCTTTATTTGCAGCTGCTTCGGTATCTCCATTAAGGGATGCAATAAGCGATGCAGAAAACGAAGTAACTGTTTCCATGTATTCGTTAGCCGAAAGACCTGCGGTTTTATAAGCATTATCGGCATCATTCATAACTTTTTGTTGTGCATTAATAAGGCTGTTGTATTCATCACGTACTTCATCAACAGATTTTTCAACAGACTTTGCATATTCTTCTACGCTTGATGTTTCAGTTCCAAATAGAGTCTTAACGCCGCCTACTAGCTGCTCATAATCAGCATAGGCTGAGATTACTTCCTTACCGAGTTTTACGGCCATTGCAGTAGCGGCTACTCCGACTGCCACCATAGCAGCACCAATCCCCTTTAAGACTGATCCTAAGCCGCTAAACTTGCTTTCAGACTTTTCTGCAGACTTTCCAGCATCTTCGATATCATCACCCATATCGTCTGCACTTTTAGCAACACCGTCCATCTCTTTTCCTGTACTATCAAGAGCCGATGTATTAGCATTCAACTCTTTTTCCATTTTGTTTAGTTCGGCCTGTGCGTTATTTAATTGGATTTGCCAGTTTTGTGTTCTTCTATCATTCTCACCAAACGACTCGGCTGCATTAGCAAGAGCTGAACGCAAAGTTTCTATCTTTTGCTTTTGAGCATCAATTGATTTTTGCAACACTTCATTTCTTGCGGTTAATGCCTGCATTGAATTATCATTTTTATCAAACTGACTTTCTACAAGTTTCATTTCAGATCCTAATACTTTGAAAGATTGATTTATTGATGCAAGTGCAGACTTAAATTCCTTTTCACCTTCGAGCCCAATTTTCAAACCAAAACTATCTGCCATTTGCGTTCACCTCCTCTTTTTAAATTCCTTCAGGAATAATATCGTCGATAAAAACTTCCACTTTAGGCTTTGATATGCCATTGTACTGTTTATGGCATTCACACAAGTCAAGTAAAAGTCCAAATGGCATCATCCACACTTCGTCCTGCGACAAATGAAGTTGCGATAGCCCGTAATATAAAAGACGAGTAAACAACTCTTCGTCGCCTACTCGCCCACTGCGTTTTTTACTTCTGCGCTCTCGATATTTCGTTTTGTCCCTTTTAATAGTGCCTCAGTAATCGCATCCTTGAAGTTTGCAATGTCCTGCGGCGTTGTTAAAAGTTCTACCTCGTCTTCAGTCAAGAGCGGTTTTTCATTGCCTTTATTCTTGTAATTGAAAATGAGAATAGGCTGATTGGCAAGCGTTACAATGAGCCAAACAATCTCGCCAATCGCATCTTCGTAATTTTCGCTTTTTACAAGTTTATCTCCAAGATTGGAAAGGCCGCCGTATTTTTTGGCTATTTCCTTCGTAGCCTTGGTTGTTAAAAGCAATTCATATTCGTTGCCACCAATCGTAATGACTGAGCTTCTTTCATCTGCCATTTCTTCTTACCTCCTTAGTATTCAGGCTCATATACGCTATTGTACCAAGCACTAATTGTTTCACTGTTTTCTTGTGTTTCAGTGACTTCTGCCTTCCATGGGTGCTTGTTCTTGCCATCAGGTTTATTGCGTCTATAAATAGCCCCTTCAATAGTCGGAGTTGAGAAAGTTATTGAATCGCCCTTGGTAGCAAGGTTAGTTGCAGGAATTCCAAATAATACTCTATAAAGCCAATAATACTTATATTTTCCATTTGATTTCTTTGCTCTAAATCCTATTGCTACATATTGAGAGATATCCTCACCACCTGAAATAAGTACACCATTGCTATCTAGCGTTGCGCCAACAAGAGCCACCGCTGCCTCGTTTCCGATGTCGTCAACGCCAAGCGAGATAGTGCCGCTCTTGAATTCCTTTACCGTTTCAGATTGACCGTCATCAGCAAAAAGGATAGCCTCGTTCAATTCAATAGACAAATCAGCAGAGATTGCCTTTGCAAGTTGAACAGGTGTTCCATATGTTTCATTACCGTTTTTGTCTTCCGTAATAGGTGCATAAACAAGTTTATCTAAACCAATTGTTGCCATTTTATTTATTCCTCCAATTCATAATTTTTTGCTATGTCCACAACATAGTGAAAATAGTCAGTTTCAGTTTCGTAACCGATGTATCTGCGGTCGGTTACTGTAAATTCCGCATTTAATAGTATTTTTACTATTTGATTCGTTAGTTTCTTGTAGTTGCCTTTTGTATAAATTGAAACTCTCAATTCTTGTACTTCGGCATTAGGCATATTATCAGCATGCAATTCAAAAGTATCAGATAGCGGAACAAGCACTATATAGGTATCTGTTGCGGTTCCTTTATATACACCAGTTGCTATTGGTACACTTAAAGGTTCTAGTAATTTTTTTACATCAGCTAAAATACTCATAATCTATTTATTTCCTCTTCCATTTTTTGTGTCATTTTATCTATACAAGCTTTCTTCGATTGGCTTTTTGCAGGTTTTAAGAACGGCTTGGCAGGTTGATCTGACTTTCCATACTCAATGATATTGGCTATCATAGCATTAGATTTTCCGTTCCTTCTTGGTTCTGCAAAACCAACCTTTATATTGTGGTTTCCGTCTCTACCCAAAAGCACCTTACTTAAACCTAGAGAGCTTAAAAGCTCGCCTGTTGAATTTCCACTTAATACACCTTGCAGATTATTTTTAACCTTATCGAGAACAATCTCTCCACCAGCTTCAAGAACCTTTTCACTAACCTCATCCATTTTGTTTCCAAGTTTTGATAGTTTTTTTAGTAGTTCTTCTGGCAAATTACAAGTGCATTTAGCCATTTGATGCCACCGCCTTTTTAGCCAAAACCTCAATATACATATTTCTGCCTTTTACATTTTCGACAGATAAAATATCATATTCTTCATTATTGAAAATGATATATTGCTTTGTTGTTATATTTAGATTTGGTATTTTCCTAAAACGAAAGAGTTCGGTAGCCTCGCTAAAAGCCGCCAAATTCGCCCAACGTTCGCTTCCGTGGCGACCTTCAACAAACACTCGAATGCTTGCCAAAACCGCCACACGTTGCGAAGTAAAGCCCTCAGAATCGGTTATAAAAGTCTTCTCACATATCTTTGCAGGTTTATTCATTAATCCTAAGCCCATACTCACACCTTCCAATTTCGATCCATTCTAAGTAGTAGATTTACCGTCTTCCATACTTGTTCTGACGCATTCGGTGTATTTGCAAAGAAACCACCAGTACTCCCATCACGAGATTCATAGAAATGTGACGCAAGCATAATGATTGCCTGCTTTGTTGTTGCAGACATAGGCATAACGCTATAAGTACCTTCAGTTATATGTTGATAGCTTTCTGCATAGGAAATGGCGGCAGCTATGAAACTAAGAATAAGACTGTCATCGTCGTCGAATGTTATGATTAAATTTTCTTTCACCTGTTTTAGTAATTCATTAGCAATCATATCTACCACCTCCTATTTTTTATTATTCCTTTTGAGCAAGAACCTTAATTGCTTCAGGAAGAATAAGCTTACCATCTACTCTTTGAGTAGCAACAAAACCAACTTGGCCTGTTGCAGCATAAAGTTCATTAAGGCGCTTGAAACTACGAGATTGTCTATCGGCAATCCAATAATAAGAGAAATCACCGAACGCAATAGTCTTTGCCCCTGCTGCAATAGTTGGAACATAGCTTGATGTGAATACTGGTCTACCCAAGATAGTATCTGGCGTATTTGCAGTAAGTGCAGGTTGCCACAAGTAATTACCGTTGTTGTCCTTAAGTTTTCTGATTGCTTTGATGGTTGCATCGTTAAGAACCCATACGGCGTTCTTTCTATAAGGTGCTTTAAGTGAATAGAACAAATCGATAAGTTCATCTGCGGTTATTGCTGTAGAACTTGCTGCAGTTACACCTACCTCTGCACCACCTGTTGCATTAAAAATACCGATTGGTTTCCCAACACCATCGCCATTGAAGAATGCATCTTCCTCTTTATTACCGATTCGTCTTGCAAATTCCTTAGAAATATAAGACTCAAGGTTAAATACAGAATCATTCAAAAGCTCTTCAGACACCTTAATTAAAGTACCAAGTTTATATGCACCGATTGAAACTTGAGAAAATGCATCATCACTTTCGTTAATAGTTCCTTCTTCATCTACCCAAGAGGCAGTACCTTTCGTTGCAACAACAGGAATTTTTCTATCTCCTGAAGATGTAGTAATTACTTTTGCAATCTTTCTAAATAGATTCTCTTCTTCTAGGCTTTCAACAAGTGTCTTTTCATATTCATCAGGAGCAAGATATCCACCTTCAGTATCAGAACCAATTTGAAGTGCATTCATTACATCAGGTCTTACTGCCTTTGCTCTCATAGCATTCCAAAAAGACTTTTTATATGCTTTAGATTTTCTACCTGCATTTTCTTCTTCATCTTTGGCTACCATAGGTTTAGCAGTCAAAGGAGTCGATACAGGTTTATTAAGTTCTGCTTCGATTGCATCTTTTCTTTCCATACGCTTAATTTCATTAGTATAAGATTCAAATTCTTTTTCCATCTTGGTATAAATAGCATCATCTTCTTCGCTAAGTACACCTTGATCATTTCTGTGGGAGTCAAGGAAGTTTTCCATTGCACTCCAAGTTTTGGCACGTTTTTCACGTAATTCAGTAATAGTCATAATTTTTATATCCTCCATTAAATTAAATTTTTTATTTGACTAAGTTTTGCTTTAAGCTCATCAATGTTTCTGCCTTTTTGTTTAGGCTTTGCATTTATTTCTTTGTTTGTAATTTTGTTAAATAGTTTTGTTGCAAACGCATGTTCTTGAAACTCAAAACTTTTACTTGAATTTGCTTTCTTTTCGTCTTCGAGTATTTCATCTGCAAATCCAAGTTCAATAGCTTTGTTTGCATTCATCCATGTAACTGCGTCCATCATGTGGCTTAGGACTGTTCTTGAAAGTCCTGTCTTAATTTCATAGGCATTGATAATCGATTCTTTTACTTCATTTAGCACTTCAATCGTTTTACTCATATCTCTATGGTCACCATTAGCACTAGTTGATGGATTATGAATCATAATAAGAGCAGTTGGAGCAATGACGACCTTAGTTCCTGCCATAGCTATTACGCTTGCAGCACTAGCAGCAATTCCGTCAATTTTAACTGTAACCTCACCTTTATAATCCATTAGCATTGAATAAATCTGCGAAGCTGCAATACAATCACCACCAGGACTATTAATCCAAACAGTAATCGGACCATTTCCTGAGTAAAGCTCATCTTTGAACATTCGTGGCGTAATATCGTCATCGAACCATGATTCTTCCGCTATTGTTCCATCAAGTTCTAGGACTCTTTCTTCCGCTTCGGCTTGATTTATCCATTTCCAAAATTTCCTCATCGGCTGTATCCTCCTTTTCTATATTTGCATAAGCTCCTGCTTTATTTAGCGGTAGCATATTGCCGTTGATTAGGTATAAGTCACCGCCATCTTCGGCAGGAATCTTATCCATGTTTTCAAGTTCTCGTATATCATTTGCAGACATCCAGCCATTTTGCCTTGCTACTGCATAACCACTCATACGAGATTCGTAATCACCCCTAAGCAAACCTTCAAGATTAAACTTGAAGAAATACTTTCGTTTTTCATCTTCATTAAGTAACGCTCTAGATAACGACTGTTCCCATCTAATAACCCACGGATCTAAGGTATACTTAACGAATTCGAGTGATTGCTGCTCAATATTAGAAAAGCTCGATTTCTCAAGGTCACCAACCATATGAGGCGGAACTCTGAAAATTCGAGCAATTTCGTCAATTTGAAATTTTCTTGTTTCTAGGAACTGGGCTTGTTCTGGCGAGATGGAAATCGGTGTATACTTCATTCCTTCTTCGAGCACTGCGACCTTGCCAGAATTAGCAGAGCCACCGAATGTCGAATTCCAGTTTTCTCTTAGTCTTGACGGATCCTTAATTGTCCCTGGATGCTCCAAGACACCTGATGGCGCAGCACCATTCGCAAAGAATTTTGCACCATATTCTTCAGTGGCAATTGCCAACCCTATTGCATTTTTGGCCATCGCTATTGGCGAATATCCTACTAGCCCATCAAATCCAAGTCCTGGAATATGTAAGACGTCTCTTGGCGTTAAATACACTGTCACTCCTTCCATAGTCTTTGCTTCGTCAGAGCTTCTTGTGTATATGTAATAAAGTTCACCATTTTCATCTCTATCGACTTGCATCTTATTTGGCATCAAAGGATATAAAGCTACAACCTCGCCCTTACCATTTCTTATTATCTGAGCATAAGCATTCCCCCATAAAAGCAAATGAGTCATAAGCGTTTCTCTAAAGATGAATGAGCTCATTTCTTTGTTTGGTTCGTCATGCAGTAAGTGATAAAGATTGTTGTCTATCGCTCTTTCTTTTCCACCGTCTTCCTTATATCGGTAAAGATGCAATGGCAATCCTGCAACAGCTTCTGCAAGAATTCTTACACATGAATAAACTGCAGTCATTTGCATTGCACTTCTTTCATTTACATTCTTACCAGCTGAAGAACCACCCATATAAAACGAACAAGAACTACCAACAGTTCTGTTATCTATCTTGGGGTGATCTCGTGATTTGAATAATTTGTTTATAAGTCCCATTTTTGACCTCCTAAATAATTAAAAGACCTCTTGAATCGTAAACCGAATCAGAAGTCTCTCCTTTATTTCTTATTGCTCTATCAAGTGCCATAACAGTTGCCACGCTACCATCAATCTTTTCTGTGGATTTTGACTTATCCATCTTTATATTTCCTGCTGGATCTGTTCTAACACACACATTGTCCATCATCCATCTAAGCACTGGATGTCCGTTATGCCTTAAAGTTTTGCCAAGAACTAGATTCATAAGTTCCTTTGTCGGTGGACTCATATCTTTAAATCCCTGACCAAAGGGAACGACTGTAAAACCGAGTCCTTCCAGATTTTGAACAAGCATTGTTGCGCCCCACCTATCAAAAGCAATTTCTTTTATGTTGTATTGTTTCCCAAGTTCATCTATAAAGGTTTCGATGTATCCGTAGTGGATTACGTTCCCTTCTGTGGTTTCAATGAAGCCTTGCCTTTCCCACAAGTCATATGGAACATGGTCTTTATTGACTCTTGCTTCCATATTTTCTTCGGGTATCCAGAAATAAGGCAGGATGTAGTAATGCTCATCTTCTTCAGTTGGCGGAAACACTAAAACAAATGCAGTGATATCCGTTGTTGAAGAAAGGTCTAGTCCACCATAGCAAACTCTCCCTTTCAAATCTTCAGGAGTAAAGTCAAAACTGCAATCGTCCCACTTTTCCATAGGCATCCATCTTACTGCTTGTTTTACCCATTGATTTAGCCTTAACTGTCTGAATGAATTTTCTTCTGCAGGGTTTTGTTTTGCACTTTCACAAGCCGCCTTTACCTTGTCTATTCCAACTGTTATGCCAAGTGATGGATTTGCTTTTTTCCATACTTTAGGATCCGTCCAATCATCATCCACTTCCGCTCCATAAATGACTGGATAGAATGTAGAATCATGTTTTCTTCCTTCAAGAATGTCTTTTGCTTTTTGGTGAGTTTCGTAACAAATAGATTTAGTATCAGTTCCTGCTGTGGTGATTAGGAAATATAAAGGTTGCATTCTTGCATCACCAGAACCTTTGGTCATAACATCAAAAAGTTTTCTATTTGGCTGAGTATGCAGCTCGTCAAATACAACTCCGTGTATGTTAAAACCATGTTTGGAATAAGCCTCAGCGGACAAGACCTGATAAAAACTATTCGTCGGCAAATAAATAATTCGCTTTGTTGCCGATAGTATCTTACACCTTTTATTAAGTGCAGGACACATTCTTATCATGTCTGCTGCAACCTCAAATACGATTGATGCTTGTTGCCTATCAGCTGCACATCCATAAACTTCAGCTCTTTCTTCACCATCACCACAAGTTAAGAGCAAAGCAACTGCAGCTGCTAGTTCCGATTTACCTTGTTTTTTTGGAATCTCGATGTAAGCAGTATTAAATTGCCTATATCCATTCGGTTTCAATGTTCCGAACAAATCCCTTATTATCTGCTCCTGCCAATCTATAAGTTCAAATGGCTCACCTGCCCATGTGCCTTTCGTATGGCACAAGCATTCAATAAAGTTCACCGCATAATCCGCAGCGGCTTTACTATAGGTGGAGTCTTTGGCTTTGAACTTAGTCGGAACATACTTTTTAAGTTTTCGCAAATTCCCACCTCCTTATCAATAAGAAAAAGCCGACCATCAAGCCGACTTTGATTCTCTTTACTTTTATTCATGCTTTGGTATTGTTTCGATTATTTTTTCAATCTCGTCATTGTTAATACCTAAGCCTTCAAGCGCCTCTCTCGTACCACACGTTGGGCAAATCGGCGTTTTATTATCTACCCTTGAAAGGGCAGATGGTGCCTTGTAGTTCTTGCCACATTTAGGACAAGTCTTCATAAAATTATCGTTTGTCTTCATCGTTTACCTCCAAGCTAAATTTTAGTGCTTCTAATAGATATCTTTTGTCAAATCCAAAGTCTTCATACCCTTCAAGGCAGGTATCAACATAGAATTTCGTGGGGCAAGCAAGCTTCCTGTCCTCATGCATTATGTAGACTAAGGCGTTTATTTTGCCCTGTGTTGCGTTTTTATTTTCAAATGGAATATTTACCCATTTCCTATAATAAAAGGAAGGATACCCCTCGTAAACGTCAAGTGAAGCCAAGTCTTGCCCACTCACAAGCCACACACCAACTGGAACCTTATGTCCTTTTGCTTTCTCAATTGTAAGGTATGCACCTGTTTTACTTCCTTTAAACATGAGCCTATAACCATCAATGAATGATGTTCCAACCTTGGTTGCATCAGGGCATCTTCTTTTCATTTGCCTTTCATTTAAGTTTGAACCATAAGCTAAATAGTAAGTCTTCTTCATATAAATTACCTCCTTAGGCTATAGAAGTAGGTCTTATCCCACTTCTAAAGCTTGCGTCGCCTGATAGTCTTTTCGTTAAGAACTCTCTGGCTGTTTTAAATTCGTCTCCGATGAAGCCAAGTCTAAGCAGCCAAGTCCTCATTGCGTATTTTGGATTTTCGTGTTGTTGAGGCTTGCTTGATGCTGCCTTCGCATCTTTTGCCATTTGGCTTAGTGCCAAGCAAAGCTGAATGTAGCTTTTAAGTTGTCCTGCGTGAAGGCCGTTTGCCTTACCATCACTTGGTGCATCGAATTGGAATAATCTGAATTCGATTGTCCCCTTCGTGAATGTTGCGTGGAAGTTAAGCATGTGGTAGCGGCTTCCATTGTAATGTTGCGTCCTTCCGTAGTTCTCGTTTTGGCTTTGATACCAAACGTCCGCAAAAGCGCTCATTGTTTTAGGTTTTTTCTTGTTGACCTCTTTCAAGAACCTCTCATCGACTGTTCGGCAGTATCTTGTGATTCTTCCGTAATCAAGGTTGAGCGCCTCAGCAAGCAAACTTTCGTGGCTTGCCATGATGTTTGTAAGGTTTCTCATTGTTTGTGGTGTGTGTCCGTTTGCCCCAATGTGAATGTGGACTCCGCACATCCTTGAGGCATCGCTTTTTGCACCTGCTTTTCTAAGAATTCTTACAATCTCCTGCAAGTCTTCGATATCGTCGTATCTAAGGATTGGCGTTACCATTTCGCATTTCTCATCTTCTGGCCCTACGATTGAGCAGTCCCTTTGGAATTTCCATGTTCTTCCTTTTCTGTCTTGGCAGGCCCAGCTGCAATAACCATATTCCCTTGCTGCATCATAAGCCCTTGTTCCAAAATACTCTCCAACCAGAATAGCTGCTTTTCTTCTGGTGATTGAATTCATTTCGATTTCAACTCCGATTGTTTGTTGCTTCATATTTGTGATTTGGTTTTCTGTGTTTTTCATGTTCGTTCCTCCTTGGAAGTTGTATCCCTTCCTCGTGTATATATATCACTCTAAAGAGGAATTATAGCAAGTCATTTGTGTACTTATTTTCGACTATTTTTATATATCAAAGATATATAAACCAACTGACAATTAAAGCTGTTTTCCATCTTTGCCGAACAGTTTTATTTCCCTGATTGTCCCATTGTGAAACAATCCGATTGCATAGTTGACGGCCTCTTTTTCTGACCAGCCGAGTGAGTCTACGTAATAATCGACAAGATAGTTCATTCCCGAAAGACTGGTATCGCTTTTCTCGCACATCTCGAATAGAGGCGTTCTCGCTTCAGGCAAAGCAATGAAACTATCAACTTCTGGTATGAGTGCGCAACCGCCCCAAGTCCCATGAATTTGATTTGCATCATCGATTAAGACAACCTTCCCGATTTTCCCTTTATAGTCTGGTTCATCCTTCATTTTTAAGACTTTAATGTAGGTTCCTATTTTTAGATTTGGCATTTTCAGTCCTCCTTGTTCGCGTCTATTAATCACTCTAAAGAGGATTTATATCAAGTCATTTGGTTCATCTATTCACTATTTTTTGCATTAGAAAATCTTTCGCCAAAGTCAAGGTATAATAAAAGCCCACCCATGAAGAGTGAGCTTCATTTTTACGTTATTTCAACGCCCCTTTGCTACTTTTATCGCCTTAATCATTGATGTTAAACTAAGGATCCACAATGGCGTTACTACTAATAGTCCAAATGGTATAGCTATTAAAACGCCTATGCTGAATTCCAGTTTAATCGCATCTGTCAAAGGCCATATAACAAACACTAAAAAAAACACGGAGGCGATTATAAATAACACTATAGAAATAGCCCTTTTAGTTTTCAATATATCACCTCGATTCTTTCTTAAATTATATCATACTTTTTCAGCTTAATCGACTTCAATACAATTGAAATATCAAACAAGTCAAATCTTCCCTGATTTACATCTAACGCAACGATATCGAAATGTTCTCCAAACAATGCCTCAAACTGGGCTCCTAGCAGGGACCTTGTTAACGAATTATCATGATTTTTGTCATCAGTAATTATTAAAAAGTCAAAATCACTATTGGCGTTTTGAGTTCCGTTTGCATAAGAACCAAAGATTCTGATTTCAGAAACCTTTAAAAAGCAAAGTAATTCAGCAGATAGATTATTTAGCCTAGATTTGATTTCCTCGAGCGTCAACTCCGCAGTGGTATAGATTATGTTCTTAGTTGATTCAATCAAATCGTTAATGCAGCCAGCAAAGTCTGGATAACTATTAGATGCTAATAATAGTTCTTTATAATGGCCGCTTGCGATAACAGTTAGTTTTTCGTTTAAAGAATAATTTTTGATATTCAAAAGAATAGAGAACAATTGACCTTCTTTGCCTTTAAAACACCTATCATTTTTGATGAAATTGAATAAACTAAAGTAGTTATCTTCATTCAAAAGTAACGTCTTTAATGTGGTAACCTTGTCTAAACTTACAACCGATTTATCGTCTAAATCAAACAACTTCTTAACAACAAAGAAAATGCTGTTTTCATTAATAAGTGGTTTAGATTTGATGAAATTTAGCAATTCACAAAAAGTTTTACCATAAACAGAAACAGGCGGTGTATTGTTACAAGACACAGAATCCAATTCTTCAATCAATTTATTATCATATTTGTAATATGACGCAATAGATCTTAAGTATTTCTTTTCGACCTTATTCATATTAATACCCCTCCTTTAAATATGGGTTTGATTTATTAATTGCTGATAAAACAGCTTTACAGACATTTTCATTTCCTAATTCTTGCGTATGAATCAGATTATATTTTCCCATATCCCAAGTATATGGAATTACTGCTAAAACAAAGGCAAAAAATGCATATAAAATATCCTTTCTAGCGATCGCCTCTCCGATTCCCCAAGAAACATTTTCCGCAATCTCAGTTGACATAGCCGGGCTTAATTTATACAAGTAATCATACCAATTCGAATGATTGATATATTCAAAATTGTCATCGATTAATACCCTTTGATTAATATTGTTAAAGCCTGTTGCTTTTTGTGCTTCAACGGAGACAATCAAGTCAGAGCCTTCCTCCGGATTGTTGTTGAAGCCGATTTGGGAGCAGGCGATACATGTAATGTACGGCTTCTTATTTAATGGAATGGAGTTCCAACCATTTTTTAGTCTAGTGAAAAACGCATCATCCCCTAAGTCTTCATCGCTAACATACGTATCCAACAATTCTCTAATTCCTTGGTGCAAATCGACAATTTTAGTCCCTACAATTGTGTACAAAGGAACGCCAAGAACATCATCCGCCAAACTTAAAGCCTTTTGGAGGAAGCTATTTAAATAAGGCGTTCCGACAGATGTGATGTTTTTTACGTATCCCCTTTTTAAAGTCACATAACGCATATTTACTAATCCGCCTTTGGAATAGCCTACCAAGAAAATCGGCACTTTATCTCCAAAGATCTCTTTTATTTTTAGAACGATTGAATGTAGTTCTTCAACCTGGTCGTCTATTCTACCAATTTGACTTCGGAACAAAGTTTTGAAAAAACTGATCTTTGTGTCTGAAGCTTGTCTTCTTAACGCAGCGACAATATCCGCGTTGTTAACGTTGTCTTGCATTAAAATTTCATCATTCATTCTGATTGTTGTTGAATCGGCAATGCGATTCATTGTTGCCCACATAGGACTATATGTATCTTTTGTGCAAAATAATCCAGGTTGGCAAAGTACCACACCTTTACTTAAGAATTGTGGCTTTGATTCATAATAAACTGACATATTTTTTCCTCCTTTTCAGTTATTAATTTTGATGTCTCGTATTGGAATTGAAGCTATGCCAATAGGCTATAAGTTCTTCCTTGATTACCAGTTACGAGCGAAATAGAAAAAGGTGCATTTTTGCACCTAAACTGTCTACTTTTATCAAGCTTGTTTTTCGACTTCCTTGACTAAGTCAAAATAGCGGATTTTCTCGCCATTTCTGATGCAGTAAACTCCTTCTGGATCACCGCCATTATCAACATATCGTCTTAGAATTACAGACGCATATTTCTCGTCGAGCTCCATCGTGTAGCAAATGCGGTTAGTAAGCTCGCAAGCCATAAGGGTTGATCCGCTGCCGCCGAAGGTATCAATCACGATTGCGTTTTCCTGAGAGCTGTTTTGCAAAGGGTAAGAAAGCAAATCAAGCGGTTTGCTGGTTGGATGATTTTCATTTCTTTTAGGCTTCTTGAAATTCCAGATTGTGGTCTGCTTCCTATCAGAGAACCACCTGTGCTTCCCATTCTTCAAGAACCCGTAAAGGACTGGCTCATGCTGCCATTGATAATCGCTTCTGCCAAGCACAAGTGAGTCTTTCACCCATATGCAGCATCCTGCCAAATGGAATCCCGAGTCAACGAAAGCCTGCCTGAAGTTTAGACCTTCAGTGTCCGCGTGAAACACATATCCAGCAGCACCGCTCTCGCAGTGGGCCACCATGTTGTTGAAGGCAGAAAGTAGGAATTGGTAAAACTCCTCGTTCTTGATTGAATCATTCTTGATCGTTAGGCCGCTGGACGACTTGAAGGATACACCATATGGAGGATCAGTAAGCACCATATTCGCTTTTTTACCATCCATGAGTCTGTCTACGTCCTCTGCATCGGTCGCATCGCCGCAGTAAAGCACATGCCTTCCGACTATCCATCTATCGCCTTTTTGAACGAATGATGCTTTTTCCAAAGCGGCTGACAAATCATAATCGTCATCTTCAATGTCCGCTTTATCTTCCTTGAACAGGTCTGCGAGTTCATCATCATCGAAACCTGTAAGGGACAAATCAAAAGACTCCCCTTCGAGAGCCTCCAATTCAACCTTTAATATTTCTTCATCCCAGCCAGCATCGAGTGCCATTCGGTTATCTGCAATGATGTATGCTTTCTTTTGTGCTTCAGTCAGATAGTCAACAAGCACACAAGGGATTTCTTTTATTCCTTCAGCTTTTGCTGCTTGAACTCGCCCATGTCCTGCAATGATATTATAATTTTTATCTATGATCACAGGATTGATGAAGCCGAACTCACGAAGACTTGATCTAAGTTTTAGGATTTGTTCTTCGCTATGAGTTCTCGCGTTATTTATGTATGGAATTAACTTATCTATATCAATAAGTGTCATTTCTGTAGTAGTTTTCATTTTTACCTCCTCATGAAAAACAAAAATTACCGAGAGTTTATTCCGACACGCCTGTTGGCGAGCTGTACTGTCACTGCGGGGTTTTCCCTACAGAGTTGATTCCGTCACTCGGTAATTTCATTATTTGATCAGTATTTTTCCTGTTTCTAGGGAATATTTCTTCCAGACAGTCACTATATTTGAAAAATAGGCATCTATTTCGTTTGTTCCAGCGAAAATCGGCCTTCTTATTCGGATGTATAGTGGCGATAGAGTTGAATTCCCCCAGTCATTAGTCTTGTACAATCTCTGTGATATTCCGCTTAGCGATTCGATGACGTTTACGCAGAGGAATCTCGAGCCTATATCCTGTTCGGTGACCTTGACGCTCCACTGACATCTCAATCGGTACTTTCGCTTATTCCTTTCCCTGTAGGTGAAAAGTTGCTTTACGCAGATCTGCAAGGAATCCCCAGCCTGCAATGAGCCATCGATGATTTCGACGCAGAACTTCAGCGGGTTGCTCGGGCCGATGATCATCGTATTGTTACTGTCCAGAACATTGGCGAGCCTTATGATTGGCATTGCTAATTTTACTTTGCTTATTGTTGATAGTTTTTCCTCAAGACCATTTACTGAGCTCATTGGAAGCTTTACGTCCTCAATCCCATTATCGGTTTTCCTTTTCGGTGTATAACAAGACATAAAATCACCTATTCATTAAGCATGAAGAACAAGCCACCTACTGCTAAATTAGCACTTGGTTCAGTTTGCCCTTTTGCTCCCCATTCGATTATTTGATTACCTGCAGTTACACGACCTTTCGCATCTACAGCTACCGCAGAATAAGTGCCTGCAGCAACTCCGGAATTAGCAAGTGTCAAAGCAATTGTTTTATCTGCACTTCCATCAAAATCTGTACTTCCTGTTGCATCACCTGAGATTGAGATTTTCCTTGCGGTTGCAAGTTTGGTTGCTTTGCCCGCTGCCTTAGTTCCATTCTCAAGATTAGTAACCCTTGTTCCTACGCTTGAGATATTAGACTCGTTGGTGCTTGCCTTTCCTTCTACTGTTGTAACTCTTCCAGCCAGTGCCTTTCCTTTGTCACCTGCATATGCCGTTGAGGATGTTTCGCCAAGTGCAAGTGATGCAGAAATCTCAACATAAGCCGAGCCGCTCCAACGATAAGTTAGGTTGGTATCCTTTGCCACGTAGATTTTGCCTGTCTCGCCAGTTGTGGGGAACGCAGACTTTTTGTCGTATTCCAAAACATCGTCAACATAAGAAGGCAACTGGCCTGAAGGGACTTTTCCATCAGCGCCTAAGGTTGCAACCCCATTAGCGACACCCATTTCAGATCGTTTAACCTGTGCGTGATTTGTAACATTGCCAAGTCCGATATTTGTTGGTGTGATGTTTACATTGCCTTTTCTATAATCAGTTTCACCATTGCCTTTTACTCCAGTAACACCACCGTTATCAGCAATGTCTTTTATTTTAACAAGTGCATCCTGAACATTTTTTGCATCTAGTCCTTCAATCGTATTAATTTCTACGATATCAGCAGATGATGCAATAAGTTGCTTTTCAAGACCATTTGCCGTTTTTACGTATTGCGTTCTTTTTTGTGCCATTTTCCATCTACTCCTTTCTTAGCATCACGATGTCCTCATCGCTTAGCTTGTGTATTTTTGTATCGTCGAGCTCATCGACAAATACTGTCTTCGTGTTAAGTTCCTTTATTTGTTCTAATGTCGCATAGGATGGTGTATCTCCTACCTCAACATAGATCTTGGCGTTTTCCCTTGCTTCTACGGTATCTTTGCCATCATTAGAGATTTTGGAAAGTATCGATAGTTCTTTCGGAACCTTAGTGTCGAGCTTGATGTCATATTCCCTCATCTTGCCAAGGTGCCAAAGATGGCTTATTTCAATTGTCGGCGCTTTTTCTTCTTCAGATGGCTCTACCTTCTTTGGTGGGATTGAGATATCTATTCTTTGCTTATCAATATTTGAAACCTTTACGTCATCAGTCATAGAACTCACCCACGCCTTTCCTTAAAATGATCTTTCCAGTATTGCTAATCTTGTACCTTGTCCCATCTTTCAGAACTTGATTGAAATCAAATAGAGCTCCTTCCTTAAGTTTCAAGCTTTCAGATGGAGTTATGATGACTTCATAAAAGCCTGGCTCTTTGAAGACCTTCTCAACTATCACTGGCGTTTTTAAATCATCCGAATTCTTGATTGTGAATATGATCTTCTCGATATCGGTGAAATCCACATCAGTTAGGTTGACATGAAGAATTGTATGTACACCAACATCTATTCTAAGAGCGTTCATCTAAACTAAACCCCATTCAGCAAATTTCTCAAATCCGCCTAAGTCAAATATGAATTCTCTGGAAATCGATACAATTTCTTCATAAGGCCTGTTATCGATATATTCATCACCTATTGCACAGCATAGCTCAACTATAGTTCCTGTTGCTTGAGCTTTTAGGAATGCATAAATATTTACACTGACATCCGCTTTCGATAAATCTTTTCCATGAAGACCACCGCCTGTGACTGAATCAGCCATATCGCTACCAAGTTTTCGATTTGTAGCACCTGTGTCGACATTAGGCCCTCCCGTCCATTCGCCTAGAGGATTGATGATTGCACCAGAGTACGAATGTTTTAGCTCGCTGTTCCTTGCGTTGCTTTGGCAGATGATGAGGTTCTTGTCATCAAGGATGTATTTGCCATCATAAGGATATCTCGCATAGATTTCCCTTGCGATTCTGGATAGCTCCTTCTGCTCCTTGGTAAGTGGGACACCCTTAAATATCCCGTTGTCGCCGCATCTAATTTGTCCTTCTTGATTATCAGCCAAATGCTTATCTTGGGGGACTTCCACATAGTCCACCTCAACATTGCCAGCAATCCTCTTAACCGCTAGTTTAATATCATTTTTATCAATATACACAGAACTCTCTGCAATGATATGGCACTTGCCATGACCTATAAGTACTTCAACAGCAATTCTAGGATTATCATTTTCTTTATACGCAAGGTCTACTATTGCACCTGCAATCCTATCTGCCACCTTATCAGGGTGACTTGGATTTACTTTTTCAAACATAATTCTCTACCTCTTTCTTGCTTGTAATAATCTTTCCATCAGATCATCTTGTGGATTAGCTTCCCCAATATCAGCTGAGCAGTTATCCTTCACAACCTGATAGATTTGAAACCATATCTGGTTTACTTGTTTCATATAATTTTGGCTCATCGCTACATACGGACTTTGCATTGCGTTACCTGTCGTAGGATGCTTTGCCAAAAATCCAAATTCGCTAATAGCTTCTTCGCATTGCACCCAACGAGAGACGCTCATTGCGTATTGTTCTAAAAGCTGTGTGGATACAAGCTTTTCGCATCTTTGTTTCTTTAGCCAAAGGAACGTGCTTTTATAAACTTCCTCAGCACACATATCCTTTCCATTCTTTTGCTTAGCTTTTAAAAAGTCTTTTATCGGCGGCATGTCGACGCCTTCAATTTCTACAGGTTCAGGCAGAACAACTGCTCCACTATTGAGTTCGGCTTTTCCTTCGATAATCTTATCTGATAGTGCCTTGCTTTTTCTTCCGGCTCCTGCTCTTGCGCCACCTCTTCCAGTTCCGTCTTTAGCCATACGTATACCACCTCTTCCAAATTTTTAAAATTTTTTGATTTTGCCTATTACCCCGTTTGAATTCGAATTTTTACACACGAAACCCCACGCTCGGTAATAGGTGTTTTACCTGTGGAGATATGACCTCCACTAGGGCTACCAAACGCACAGAAATGCCCCAAATTTCGCTTTTTGCAAGTTTCTTGATTGACTGCATCTTAACGCAATTCAAACGCAACGTTGACCGTTTAACGAAGTTTCTTTCTGTCACCCATCTGATAATGAATCTTAGTATGACAAGACTGACATAAGCTCATGAGATTTTCCCATTCATTCTTACCACCACGATTGAGTGGAACTATGTGATGAACTTCTTCAACAGGAGTGAGTCTACCTTCCTTGAGACATTCTTCACATAACGGATGAGCCTTAGCGTATGCAGCACGTAGTCTTCGCCAGTTGTTACCATACTTCTTTGAATGGTTAGGATCATGCTTGGTGGCATTGTGTTCTTGTCTTCCTATCTCTTTATGCTCTTCGCAATACTTCTCATCGGTTAAGTTAGGACATCCTGGATAGGCGCAAGGCTTCTTAAATTGATATGGCACACAACCACCTCCTTCAGAGTATAGAAAAAGCCACCGGCAATTAAGCTAGTAGCTCTTCTATATACATTTATCTACAATACCATAAATACATATAAGCATTGGTATTGCAAGTCTCATTGAGTCTCAATTTTTATAAGCCTTTAATCTTTTGTTCTAAACGTTTGATTGCATCGTTGTATCTTTTGCATCTAGGACACAAATACTTAATTTCACGCTTATAATTTGTCCTTCTTACTTCAGCACCACACTCAGCACATAAAGGATAATAAAATGCAGGCGTTGTCATACTTCTACTTTCTTCAATCCTAATTCCATCTTCTTTTGCCTCTTTATAGCTCATCAGCTTTATCCTCCAAATCTTTTATGGCTTGCTTGTGATATCTAAACATTGTTGCCCTAGAAATATGAAGGCTGGATGATATTTCATCCCATCCATTAAGATGCACATATCGATAGATCAAAATTAATTGGTAATCATAGTTTTCAAGCTCTGATACCAGATTCATAATCTCAACTTTTGCCAATTCGATTTTATCTTGCTTGCGCTTAATAGATTGTTCAACTTCCATCTTCTTATAAATCCACTTAACAAACGGTGCATCTAAGTTTCTAGTAGTTTGCACTTTTTCTCTATCGAATGATTGTCCTGGAACAGAATGTGAACGTTCCTCATAGATTTCTGCTAACTGCTTAAGTCTATTGATGTCGTAATTTAAGTACTTAATTTGATTCAGTTTTTCTTTAACACTCATGCTCTCATCCTCCCACAAAGTTTTTGTTAAAGTTACTGATTGACTATGATTGACAATGTTTTACTTTGATTTTCTAAGATTTGCTTTTACTGCATCAATTAATCTGGATTGACTTTTGTCCTTTTCTTCAAGTGCCTTTATGATTTGTTCATCAATTGTGCCTTTTGTTACAATGTGCTCAATTACAACACATCTATCCTTTTGTCCTTGACGATAGAGTCTGGCATTGGTTTGCTCATACAACTCAAGACTCCAAGTCAATCCAAACCAAATAAGTGTTGATCCACCTTCTTGAAGATTGAGTCCATGTCCTGCAGAAGCTGGGTGAATAAGTCCAACTTCAATATTTCCTTTGTTCCAATCTTCAATAGATGCATCAGTCCTGATTTCCTTAAAGTTAATCTTTAACTCTTCAAGTCTTTTTTCAATTCTTTCTAAGTCATGCTTGAACCAATATGCTACGAGCACCGGTTTGCCACATTGAGCTTCAATCAAATCTTCCAATGCATCCAACTTCCTATCGTGGATTATTGCACTTTCATGGTTATCAAGATAAATCGCACCATTGGCCATTTGAGTCAACTTGTTGGAAAGCGAGGCTGCATTAGACGCTGTCACATCCTCATCACCTAAGGTTATTACAAGTTCATCTTTTAGTTCCTTATAAACCTTCATTTCCTTTTCGCTCATTTCTACTTCAACATGATTTGAGATAAGCTCAGGCATATTCAGGTAGTCATTAGCTTTCATGGAAATTGTGATATCAGAGATTTTGTCGTATATTGCATCTTCAGCAAAAGGTAAAGGCTTATATGAAAATATGACTTGACCATTCCTCTTATCAGGTCTGAAGTATTGGTCACGATAGTTGGTAATAAATCGACCTAGCCTTTTGCCCTGATCCAGTAATTTGAACTCACTCCATAGATCCATTAAACCATTTGAGGTTGGTGTACCAGTCAAACCAATAACCCTTTTAACCATTGGTCTTACCTTCATCAAGGACTTAAATCGCTTAGTCTTAAAATTCTTGAAGCTAGATAGTTCATCAACGACTAAAGTATCGAAATCAAATGGGATACCACTTTCATCGATAAGCCATTGGACATTTTCTCTATTGATGATGTAGATATCTGCATTAGCCCACAGAGCTCTTTTTCGTTCTTGCTCTGTACCAACAACTAAGCTACATCTAAGATAGTTCAAGTGATTCCATTTCTTAACCTCATCAAGCCATACCTTTGTAACTCTTAAAGGAGCTATAACCAAGACTTTATGAATTTCAAAGGAATCGAATAGTAAATCATCAAGTGCTGTAAGAGTTGTTGATGTTTTGCCAAGTCCCATCGAAAGTAGCAATGCTGCAACTGGATGAGTTTTCACAAATTCAATTGAATATTTTTGATAATCATGTGGATGATAAATCATCGATAATTCCTCCTATGTCGTCTACGTTATCCAAGACATAAACCTTAAATCCTAACTGCCTTAATTCTTCATGCCTTTTAATCTGTAGTCTTCGTGGTTTCTTCCCTGGTGCCTTAACTTCTACAAATGCTATCTTAGCAATTGCTAGTAAAATCAACCTATCAGGAACACCTGCATAATTTGGTGATATGAACTTCAAGCATAACCCACCACGCTTTTTAACTTCTTTAGTTAGCTTGGATTCTATAATCTGTTCTTCTGCCATAGCCTTAAATTCCCTTCAGTAAATTTAGGTGTGCATAGTCTGTTATACTTATATATAAAACTTACTATAGGCCCTTTAAAAATACCCCTTAGAAGAGTTTTAGAATAGAGTATTACAGACTATGTATTTACCTTATTTTTAACCTAGAAAATCACTAAAGTCGTCCTCAAAATGAAGAGTTAATCCCTTGAAGTATTTTCTTCTGTTCTTCAAATATCTTTCAAAACCATTAGTTTCTAAAGCCGCGTAAAA